GGTGTGGGCAAATTACTTGTATTACTCGATTCTCTACGAGATTTCTCAACTTTTCTATAGTTGAAACTTGATAAGTCTGTTTTTAGTTTATCTATCATATTTTACTTTAAGAATTTACTGTTTTTCCGAAGTTAGTATTAGTTATTATACTTCCCAACTGGTTATTTGTCATTACTGCTTGTTGGTACGCTGCGTCACCTTGTGCCTTCTTTTCTCTTGATAATCTGGTCTGTTCTACTAAATCTTTTCCACCTTGTGTAACTGTATTATTGTTTATAGCTTCTATTAACTCTTTATTAGAATTTATAAGTGGATCACCTTTCATATCAATTGCTTCACCACGTATCAATGCTCCTAATTCATCCACACCAACACCAAGTGCCTCTGCTAATCCACGGCGTTGTAATACATTTAATCTTTGAAACTCTGCAACTCCACCAAGTTGACCAACTATATCTGAAACGGCTTGATTGACTTCACCTTCTAATGCTAATCCTCTTGCCCTATCGAAATTCAATTGTCTACCAATCAACAATGATGCTTCCATTGTTTTTGTAATGGAATCTTCCATCTCTAATAATCCATCTGCTATCTTAGATACTTGAGATAATCCTAATCCCATTCTATGTGCTTCTATAACAGCTTGAGTCATACTCGATACTGTACCATCCATATACTCGGCTAAAAATTCTGCATTAGTTGCCATTTCATTTATTGCCGTACCAGCTGCTATTCCTGCTTCATCAAATGTATCCCCAATATCTTTAATTAAACCTAAACTATCTTTAATACTAACACCCAATGTGTTGGTAAAGAGTTTTGATAACCCAGCTATACTTTCTTCACTTGCCCCAAACTCTCTTCTAAGATTTGCAGCTGCAAGTAATGTATCTTGTTGAACCGATTCTATAGTACCGAATGACTCTATAAATGCTGCTCCAAGTTTTGTAGCATCTTCACCCATAATTTTAATTGCGGCCGCTGCTGGGGCCATTCTTGCTGCGAGTTTTCTTGCCTCATTATGTGATATACCTAATTCATCTCGAAGGTCACCTGTATATTTGTATGCTGCTATTAAAGCTGTAACGACTGTACCTATAACCACCAAAAATGCACCTACTCCTGAACCCATAAAGGCCGCCCACAAGGCCTTTCCAAAAGCTTTTGCTCCTTTCCACATACTTTTTAAACTTGCCACACTCATACCTAACGTACCAAGCATATCCTCTGCAGCTCTATTACTTACCTCACTTGCTGTTTGTTCTACTTCTTTTGCATTTGCAATATCTTCTGTCGTACCCAAAACATTATTAAGTGCATCTATTTTTTCTTTATTTCCATCTGCATCCTCTTCAGTTAATGCATTTATTTCCTCTTTCCAAGCTGCAATTTGTTCCAAAGTTTCTTCGTGGTCATACGTGGACAATTGACTAGCTGATTGAAGTTTTAACATATCTTGTTGTGCTATCAACATCTCTTCTATCGTATTTTTAGTTTGACCTGCATTTTGTTTTTCCCATAACCCCACCTGTTTTTGTACGTGTTTTAAATCAACGGTCTCTTTCATTGCTTTACTGGCAGTTCTATGAACCCTTGAGAATTTCTTAGCATGAGCTAATCTTCCAACATCATCAGCAAGTATATCTTTCTTCATATCCCTTTCTTCTTTTATTTTATCTATTTTTTTATTAATAATATCTAAATCTTTTTTATTAATATCAGAATTACTTTTGAGCATAGATTGATATTCCTCTTGCTCTTGTCTTAGTTTTTTGAGGTCGGCTATTTGAGATTTTATTGTAGGTTTAGCGGCCATATATTATTATTCCATATGGAAGTTAAAAGGAAATTATATTATGATAAAAAAATTATATACCCATAATATCATCAAGATCATTACTTAATCTATCTAAGCTCTTTTTGATATCTCTGAATTTTTTTTGAACTTTGGGATCTCGCATAGCCTTTCTATTGGCTTTCTTTCGATTTTTTTCAATACCTTTTTTAAGTGCATTAAAAGCTTTATCGATTAATCCCTCTTGTATCTGTTGTTTCTTCGTCATAAAAAATTCCTATTTTGTATAGAGTTATACAATTATAAATATAATGAAAAACTATTTTCTTCGTATTCCGCGACGTGCATCTGTGTGTGCCTTTTCTTCTTTCTTTTTAGACTCTACCAATAACTTTATATAAAAATTTCTCATATGAACGGGCATAGTATAGACTTCTGAAAACGTATATCCATTTCCATAATTACATAAACTAAATATATCTTCGTGAAGTCTTTTTTTATATTGTGAGGTCAGGCCAAAAAAACGTAACCCCTATAGGTATACTTACCTTGTGGGGTTCTCCAATCTGACTTGTATAATCGAATGTTAAATCAACATCTGGTGTTATTTTTCTTAAATATTTTCTAAACTCTCTTGTATCAAGAGTAATAAATTCTTTATCAATGAAACGATTTATTGTAGTCTTAGAAGTATCTCCATCAATAGAAATAATGTGTTGTTTAAGTCGTGAAGTAAATGTAGATGAGTGTCCTACTTTTTCATAGGCCTTTTGTGTTTCTGTTATTACTTCATCATCTTTATGTGTGAGTAATCTAAATTCAATAGTTCTTTTTGAATTAGGTAAAGTAAATGAAAACTTATTATCACTACCCTCTAATAAAGAATAATCTATTTCTTTATGTTTAATAGTAGTCAAATCAACTACAGTTGTTTCTTGTAACGTGGTATCAGGATCGGTTACTGATATTTGATAATCCTTACCATATCCAAGAATTCTTGCACCAATCATAATTGCATTTTTATCACCTAATAGAATATCATCAAGTTTAATTTTTGGATTCGCAATTATAGATTCTAACAACTTACTTATTGCAAGTCCCTTTTCCAGCAAATTAGTAGAAGTAAGTATATCTTCTTCTTTTGCTGTCATGTATTTTATTTCTATTTGACCACTTGAAAGTGGACTATCTTTTGGATATAGTAATCCCTTTGAAGGTAAATCTAATACCTCTGTAGGAAAATCATATTGATTTTCTGCCATTTTTATCTCCTTTGAGTTTTATTTGGAGTTCATAACCATTTAATATTATAACCTTTGGAACAGTTTATTTACTTGGTGAGAATTTGTCCTTGATTGGTTTAAGAATCATATCAAATATGATATCATCATATTTAGTCGGGGTCATTTTTACGATTTTTTCTAAAGCGTAAATAACCACTAAAACATATTCCCAATTTGCTGCTATCCATTCACTCATAATATTTCTCCTATAGTTTTAGAACGACAATACTGCGTAATCGTAACGTAGTGTTAGATTAATATCAGCAACATCAGTTCCATTTGCAAAATCTAAATCATTAAAATTAGCGGTCTGAATAAATGCACCATGCAATACCCATTCCTCTACTTTATCACCGACAGGACCCAATAGATTAAATCTAATTTCTTTCTTATAGAAATCAGAATATCCATCACGACCAGTTACAGATTCATGGTGTAATCTTACCCATTCCATAACGGCTTGTGCACCACTTGGTACAATTGGATCATAAAGTGTGAGTTCCAATGGCTCCCATACACCTTTTCCTTTTATCCATCGTTTTACATTAATATGATTTAATTCAACTTCTTCAAAAGTTATTTGTGGACGATTAGCCGTCTTTACAAAATATGAAGGTATATCTTCAATATACATAATGAACCTATTTTTAGTTTTAGGTTCAAACGGGGTAAAAAAGATTTCGTCTTGATTCAGAATCTCGGCCATTTTCATTCTCCTGTTATGCCGTTCAAATACTATTACATATATAAATATCACTTTAACAAAAAAAAGTGATACTCTATTATATTGTTTTTTGAAGTTTTATTGAAGTTTTTTTTAAAAAGAAAAACCCCAACCGAAATTGGGGCTTTTCATTATACGTTAGTATTTGTTATAAGTCAAACTTATTCAGGGAACGCTGCTCCTGTAGGTTGTATGATAAAATCTAATACAATGAACTCTGCAGTTCTTGTAGGTTGAATAAATATCTGTCCAACCAATTGATTTCTATCTACAATATCAGGTGTGTTATTACTATCGTCCATCACTACTTTGAATGCACTTAAACCACTATTAGCTTGTACGGAATTCAAAAATGGATTCACAATACCCAAGAAACGATTTCTTGTTGCTGCTGTGTTTTGTTCAAATACCAAGTACTTTGAAGAACTTGCAATAAACTTACGAAGTCTGATTAACAATCTTCGTACATTGATTCTATCAAGTGCTGATGGTTTCCCTTGTAATGTTTTCTGTCCAAACACCACTACACCTTGTTGTGGGAATGATGCAATTGGATTAACACGACCTTCATACAAATCATCTCGTTCTTTGTGTGTTAGTCTTGTTTTTGCTTCAATTACACTTCCTAATCCACCACGATTCAGACCAGCTGGTGCGAACCATTCGTGAGCTACGGTATCTGTATTAGCTATGACACCAGGTATCACTACTGATGGCGGAACCCAAACAGGTTTTTCTAAATCAGGATCGAGTATTTTAACCCAGGGATAATAAGTACCTGCGTAATTCGTATCTAATCCCTTAACATCACTTACTGCATTTGTTATTGAACGACCCCATCTTGAACCATCCATAACATAGAAAGCGTCTGCTCTATCTTCTACTTTAGAAATAGCGTGATTAGTTACTTGTGAGTGATATTCATGGATAACACCAGGTGTTACCAATAAATTTATATCAAACTCATCTGGATTACTTACTGCGTTAATAGCTCTTTTGTATGCTACTGAACCACTTGCATTTGAATCTGAAATATCAAATCCTTGTGTATTAGTAGTTGCAATATCATTACCAGTTGCTTTCAATGTAGTTGGATTAGTTCCATCAAATCCACCTTGAAATGGTACTGAATATTTTCTTTGAGCTTGAGCTGATAATGTAAGTGTAATTGCCTGTGATGCATTTGAATAAGTGTCTGCACCTATTGTAGAGGCATCTGCGTGTCCTGACATATCTTCCAAATTGAAAATTGCATTATTACCAGAAGCTGACGATTGTGGTAATGGTGATAAATATTCTCTATTAGTATCATTATCAAAATCCCAACCATAATAAACACTTGTATCAAATACACCTTGTTTATTAGTTTGTGCAGTTTTGAAACTTGCACTTGGACAATAAGTTGCATCTGCTACTGGAATATATGCTGCTGCAAATCCATGAGGTAATATATCTGAATCAATACCTTTCAAATTATCTGCGTAATCTGCAAGATAAATATGAGTTGATTTATTTGGCCAATCACCATGATAAGTTAATTTACCGTTTGAATCTATAGTCACGTGTCTATCACCGACTTGACGTGCTACATAGTTTTTTGAATCTTCATCAAGATTCAAATTAGTAAATTCTTCTATGATTTCATTATCATCATTTTCTTTTGGATTATTTTTCAATACTCGTAATGAGAATGTACCATAATCACTACCAGCCACATCACTACCACGTTTCAAATCTGCAATAGCTACTTTATATTTTGAATTAATTTCAGTACCATGTGAACGAGTTCTCACTCTAAACAAATTCTTTTCTGTACCATTGACTGCTTGACTAAGAATCATAGGTGTGTATCCATAACTATAATCAGTTGTGAAATCTTCTCCACTTGAACTTGCTGCTGATGCTGATGCATTTGAACTTGAAAACCCTTTTGATACTTGAAAATGTTCAAAGTTTTTATAAACATAAACATCTGTTGCAGTAGTCATTGGATCTTCACTAAATATTTTTGTAATATAGTTTGATGAACCTGTATCGAATGATGCAGTATATGTATTACTTCCAACAGTTAAAGCAAATGCAGACCAACTGTGATTATCACCTATCGCTGCGACAGATGCACTTGATGGGCCACTTGCTGAAAATGTAGGACTTTTTCTTGAAGGTTTTAATACTGCTGCTGTTCCATATTCTCCACCTCCGGCTGATGAAGAAATTCTCAAATAAATAGAATCTGATTGATATCCACCTATTCCTAAAACTCTTACTATTGTTACTGATGGTGCACCATTATCAAGGTATTCCCTTACCGTATATGGTACATAATATTGTGTATTATACCCTCCAAAAGTATTTTCAAATTCTGAGAAACTTGTGATTGTAGTTGGAACAAACGCTGGGCCTTTCTTAGTTGGGCCAATAATTGCTGCACCTATTTCACCAATTCCTTGTGGTAGAAATGAAACATCCTTTTCTCTTGTAAATACACCTGGACTTACAATTCTTTCCGCCATGTGTTATTCTCCTGTTAAATTTTTAATATAGATTACTCTAATATAACTTCTATTACTTCTTATAAGTATCAATGTAAATTCCCAAAATACATATACTTACGGTTTTTTGTTGAAAAAATTAAGAATTTGGTGTAAACGTACCCGTAGAAATGTCAATCATACCTTTTCCGTACTTATCTTCTAAGGTTTGTAAGATTTTTTGTTCATTTTCTCTCATTTGAGTGAAATTTACTTCCAATTCTAATAATTGTTTTTCTAATTCTTCAAGTTGTTGAGATACTTGATGTTTTCTTAAATAGACTGTACCGATTGCACTTTGTAATTTTACATAATCTTGTTGCATAGTTTCAATCAATTTAACATCACTCTCTTCAAATTGAACTGTTTTTGTTTTTGGCATATTTATAACTCCATTTTTATATCTATAATAAATATAATATTAATTGTTCAAATTAGTCTTTTAATTCCTCGACTTCTGTTAAAACTTTTAGTGAATCTACTTCTTTTTTCAATTCCTTAATTGACTCTACCAATACTGGTACGACTTTTGCGTAATCTACAGTTAAATATGTATCTCCATCATCTTTTTTTATAGAATCAACTTCTTTTACCAATTCAGGTAGAACTTCTTGAACTTCTTGTGCAATAAATCCAACATCTCTTTTACCTTCAAACTTTTCTTTCCAATTGAAGTCTACACCACGAAGTTTCATCACATCATCTAAACCATATTTTGTATCTTCAATGTTAGTTTTAAGTTTTTCATCAGAAGATATAG